TTCCCCCAATGCCTGGAAGTAACTTCCACCAAAAACTGGTTCAGCGGCGCGCTTTCGCGCGCCGATCCTCTAACGATCTGCACGAATATCAAAGCGAACTCGCTATCCCCTTTCTCATGGATAACCCGTTCAGTGCGGCGTTTATGGACATGGGCCTCGGGAAAACGGTCGCAATCCTGACTGTCCTGCAACGCCTGTTTACCAGAGGACGTATCAACAAGGTTCTGATTATCGCTCCCCTCCGCGTAGCCGTGCAGACGTGGCCGCTTGAACTCAAGGAGTGGTCGCATACGTGGTGGATGACCTACACGCTGATCCGCGCTAACGAGCGTCACCCCGGCCTTCTCGACGCCCAGGCAGCGGCACGCAAGGCCAATCCCCTCGCGTCCAATCACGCAGCCGGTAAGGCCAAGACCGCCCACATAGAATTGCAGCGGCGGGAACTGGCCTCGCGCCCGAGCATGATCCACATCATCAACCGGGAAGGCGTCGATTGGTTGGTGAAATTCCACGGCAAGAACTGGCCGTACGACACGGTGATCGTGGACGAGAGCAAGAACTTCGCTGACAAGAACGCCGCCCGGTGGAAGGCGTTGAACAAGGTGCGGGCGTTCATAACCCGGATGCACCTGTTGAGCGGGGTTCCCGCGCCCGAAGGTATCGAGAACTACTTCGCGCAAATCTACCTGCTCGACCGGGGCGAACGCTTCGGCAGGAGCCTGACCGCGTTCCGCGAGAATTACATGATCCACCAGCCGTGGCAACACCGCTGGATACCGCGCGACGGGGCACCGCTTCAGGTCGCCAACAAGATCAAAGACCTCTGCATCGTCATGCGGGAAGAGGACTTCCTGAAGCGGGACAAGGCCATCGTGATCGAGCGGCCTATTCTGTTGGAGCCGGAAGAACTCCAAGCCTATGAGGATTTCGAGCGCAGTATGATCCTCGATCTGCCCGAGGTCGAGATCGAAGCCAAGAACGGCGGTTCGCTGGCCGGGAAGTTACTTCAAATGGCGAGCGGCGCGGTCTACGACGAAATCGGCAAGTGGCACCACATCCACGACCACAAGTTGGAGGAACTGAAGGAACTCGTGGCCGAGGCGCAAGGCTCTCCGTTGCTGGTGGCGTACTGGCACCGGTCGTCGTTGGAGCGGTTGCAGAAGGCGTTCCCCAAGGCGATCAAGATGGATCGTGAGGGGCGATGTGTGAAGCCGTGGAACGAGGGCAAGATCAAGATGCTTCTCGTTCATCCGCGTAGCGCGGGGCATGGCCTGAACATGCAGCACGGCCCCGGTCACATTCTGATTTGGTTCGACAACCCAATGCCACTGGATGACTACCTACAGATGAACAAACGGCTTGACCGGCCTGGACAAAAGAAGATCGTCAGGGTATATCATTTGGTCGCCAGGGATACTGTTGACGCTACCGTGGTGCCGGTCCTGCGCGGCAAGGATGACGCGCAGGACGCGGTGAAGAAATACATCCGCGATCTCAGAGGAAAATGGAAGTAACTTCCAATGCCACCAACCGACAATGAACTTCTGGTCATGGGCGGCACGATCACCGATCTTGCCGCCCTCTTCGGTATGGACCGGAAGGAAGTCCGCAGCCGGATCGGGGATATCCCACCACGCTCTAAGCGTGGCAATCTCGACGTATGGCGAGTGCGGGACGTTGCTCCCCGGCTCGTCAAGATGGACGACAGCATGACCGATATGGTGCGGCGCGTCCTGGCGACGCACCATACCGATCTGCCCAAGATGCTGTCGAAAGAATTCTGGTATGGACAGAACCAACGGCTGAAGTATCTTCAGTCCGTTGGTGAACTATGGGATACCGCCGCCATCGTTGATCTCTGCGGCGAGGTATTCAAGACGTTGCGCCTGTCGCTCATGCTGTCAGCCGACGCGGTCAGCCGTGAAACGGATCTGACGCTGAAGCAGCGGCAGATCATCGAGACGATCATGCACACGGCCCTCAACGATGTCAGGGAGAAATTGGTTGTCCGCCTCAGTGAACTCAGACCAACCTCTCAGGGGAAAGCGTTTACACCGAAAGAAGGTGCAGCCCATAATGGAAATAGTGGGTCAGGTCATGACCCCTGGGGAGGACTCGGCCCCCCTGAAGAAGACGGAGACGACGAATTTTGATACCGTAGAGGACATCCTCATCGGGTTGTCGGAACTGCTGCGACCGCCCGAGCGGATCAAGATTTCCGAAGCCGCCGAGAAGTACGTTTACCTCAACAACCCCGGCTCGTACATCGGGCCGTATCGCAACGACATGGCTCCCTACATGGTAGAGCCGATGGACACCTTGCAGAGTCGAACGATCTCCGCGACCGTATTCGTCGGTCCCGCGCAGAGCGCGAAGACGCAAGGTCTGATCCTCAACTGGCTGGCATACTCGATCAAGGTTGACGGGATGGATATGATTATCTATTCCCCGACTCAATCCGCGTCCCGCGACTTCTCCATGCGGCGTGTTGATCGTATGCACCGGTATTCCCCCGCCCTCGGCGCGATGCGCCTCAAGTCAGCCTCTCACGATAACGTCTACGACAAGCAGTACACCAACGGCATGTTGCTGAACCTCGGCCACCCGTCCGTGACCGAGTTCGCCGGTCGCCCGGTGGGCCGGATCGCCTTGACCGACTATGACCGGATGCCCGACGACGTGGGTGGCGACGGCTCGCCGTTCGACCTCGGCAGCAAGCGAACCACCACCTTCGGCTCGTTCGCCATGACGGTCGCGGAGTCGTCGCCGTCACGCGCCGTGGAAGACACGCGATGGATCGCCAACACGCCGCATGAGGCTCCGCCGTGTAAGGGCATCCTGGCGCTTTACAATCGCGGCGACCGGCGTCGTTGGTACTGGCCATGCCCGCATTGCGGAAGTTACTTCGAAGGGAAGTGGGAGCAACTGGAATGGGACGTGAAATACAGCCCGCTTGCGTCTGCGGAGACTGCTCGCCTCGTTTGTCCCGCGAACGGATGCCGTATCGAGCAAAATCGCCGGTCGGTCATGCAGGAGTGGGGGCTGTGGCTGAAGGACGGCGAAGCCCTCGATCCAAAGAGCGGCAAGGTCTGCGGCCAATCGCTGAGATCATCGACGGCCTCCTTCTGGCTCAACGGAGTGGCCGCGAACTTCACGACATGGACGAACCTCGTCGCGGCGTACCTGACCGCCCTTGGGGATTACGAGAAGACGGGTAGTGAAGACGCGCTGAAGAAATTCTACAACACCGATTTGGGTATGCCGTTCCTGCCTAAGTCGGAAGAGAGCGCGTTGCTGCCGGAGAACCTGATGGCGAGAGCCGAACCGTTCCCGCTCGCGGAAGTTACTTCCGATCAGCGCATCGACCGCATCTGGAACGTCAAGGTCGTGGGCGACATCATCCCAGAACCACAGGTGCCGCCCGATGTGCGGTTCCTCGTGGCGACCGTGGACGTGCAGAACAACCTGTTCTCGGTTCAGGTCCACGGCATCCTCCCCGGAGAGCCGTTCGACATGGTGATCCTCGACCGGTTCCAGATCAGGAAGAGCCAGCGCATGGACGGTCAGAACGAGGCGTTCTGGGTCAAGCCGTCGTCGTACCTCGAAGACTGGAACGAGATCAAGACCGAGGTCATGGATCGAACCTACGAACTGTCGGACGGCAGCGGTCGCCGCATGTCGATCCGTATGACCGGCTGCGACAGCGGCGGTCGAGAAGGCGTCACCACCAACGGCTACAATTTCTACCGGCTGTTGCGTAACAGCGGCGACGCGGCCCGGTTTCATCTGCTGAAGGGCGATCCGTTGCCGACCCGGCCTCGGGCGCACATCCATTTCCCCGACAGCAACCGCAAGGATCGGCTGGCCCCGGCGCGCGGCGACGTGCCGGTGATGTTCCTCAATTCCAACATTCTGAAAGACGCCTTGCGAGGCCGCGTCGAGTGCATGGTCCCCGGCAAGGGAATGCTGCGTTTCGGGCGTTGGCTACCGGACGCCTGGTACAGCGAGATGTGCGTGGAAGTCCGCACCGACAAGGGCTGGACGAACCCGCAGAACCGCCGCAACGAGGCATGGGATTTGGCTTACTACGCC